CTCATCTCTCGCAATCTCAACATCATCATCAAGCAGTATATCAAGCTTAGGTCGCATTGTATCCGTCATGCCGGGAGTGCTTGCTGTCTGTACAAAAGCGCCGTCAACCTCATCCCATGAATCCGCAAGCAATGTAGCAGTCCAATGCAGCACATGCACCGCAGACGCATTCAGCGCCTCGATATTCGCTATAAGCGCCTCGTGGTCGGCTGCTGTAAACGCCCTGCTTATCGAGCTTCCCTCCGGCCATTCTTGCGCCGTGTCTCCGTCTGCAACGGCTCTGGACACGCCTGTAAGCGCGTTTCCGCTGATTCCGGAGTACATCACCGTCTCCGCGCCCCGGCGGTCTCCAATTATCGCCATGTTCGGCGCTTGCGGAAATGCGCTAACGTCTTCGACAGGTATCACGCTATCTGTGTCGCTTATATCGCTGCTTAGCCGGGCAATCGGGCTGTACGCTATCCCGGGATACATCGGGACTAAATTAGCCAAAATCCACAGCCTCTCTTTCGGCAATATTTTGCAGTTTCGCGAACCTTATCGGATAGCTTGCGATGCATTCCTCGCCGTCGATATGCTGCCATATCGTAATGCGGTTTTCTTGCGGGTTCGTGTGCATATGATCGCTTGTGTGCTCATTCGTCAAGTAGTTGCCGGTAATTTGAACCGCATACACCTCTTTCATTTTTTCGCCTCTAATATACACTTCATAGGGCTTGCTAAAATCTATCATTTGTAGTCTCCTGTAGTGCCGATGCAAGTTGGCGTTCTTCCTACATGCTCTGGTTCGCACTTATAGCAAATGTACTTATACCGGCTGCTCCCTGTGCGATTTATTTCAACATTCACGAATTCTTGCGTTTCATTATCCGCGATTTCTTTACACACTTCGCAGTGTATTGTCATATCGTTTTATCTCCTTCGCGCTGTCGCGCTCACACTCCAAAACTATCTAGATAGTTTTGTCTCCTTTCGCTGCGCTCACGCTCCAAGACTAAATAGTCTTGTCACCACGGCTTTGTATGAATCCCTGTACATTTATAGTCATACTCACAAAAGCATTATCATTCGGGTACACTTCTATCTTGTGGTACCGATTCCTCGGTATCATCCGGTGTTCATCGACAAGATACATGCTTATATCCTCCTGCATCGACGGCGTTCCCGACTCCGCCACAATCTCCTTAGCAAATACGCCGTTGACGTATAGCCGGAACGACCTTGGCGAACCGCTGTACCGCAAGGCTGGCCCCATAGTATGCGTGTGCGCCGTTATCGTGTGCACATGGTTAGGTATGCTGTGCTGATGATTCATCGTATGCGCGTGCGCCGGGCTGCTGTGCGTATGGGCGCTCACGCTGTGCGTGTGGCTGTCTCCGCCGTGCGTATGGGCGCTTATGCTATGCGTGTGGCTGTCTGTGCCGTGTACATGGCTTAACTGCTGCCCCGGAATAGTGTAAGAAAACTGGTGGTTGTGCTGCTCTAAGCGTACGCCATGGTAATGGGCGGTTCCTGCGCTTACTAGGCTGCTTGTTTGGGTGTCCAAATTATATCCGCCGCCCGCTTGCCACCATGTATTGTTTGTGTAAGCCGCGCCGCCAACGCCGCCGATCGTTGTTGAGCTAACATTCACTGTTGAGCTGCTAGTATTGCCGCCTCCGCCGCTAACGCTGCCGCCTCCGGCGCTTGACGTGCTGCCGCCGCCGCCGCTGCCGCTTGTGCCGCCTCCGGCGCTGCCTGTGCTGCCTTGGAATTGGTTCGTGCTCCCGGTGTAGCTAACGTCCGCGCTGCCGGTCGCTGGCGTGGTATATGCCCCGCCGCCTCCGGATACGTCAAACGGCAATTGAAATCCCTTCATTGTGACACGAAGCTCTATCACATTTACGTATTTTATGCTATCGAGTATGCTGAATTCAAACTCCGCCGGGATGCTCGGAGAGGCATTGCTTTTCATGTCCTTCTGGAACACCTGAGACGCCCCTTGGCTGTAGACCTGCTCTATTCGCTGCCGGTCCATCATCTCGGCAATCGTTCCCGCCAAATTCGTCGGCGCGTTCGCAATGTTCAGCTTCGTTTCCTTTATCTCGCCGTGCTTTATCTGCATTCCGACAATATACGTCTCAAAACTATCTTTCGGACTAACTATCGCAACTCGCCCGCCTAGCCGTGGCTGTTCATCGGCGGCTGCGCTTATGTCCGCAAAATCGACTTGGTATTCTGCAAAAGGCTCCTGCATCCGGTCTAGGCTTACTTGCGCCGCCTGCATGAGGCTTTCATCATCTGTATACCGCCGGTCTACCCAGATTCGTTCAATGATTCCATAGCGATCGACAATCTCCGGCGGGCTTTGCAAGTACGGCACACCGCTGTTAACCCTCGTTATGCTAAGCTGGTTGATTCCCTCGCCTTCTCCGAGGGGATATATGCGCGTGCATAGCGCTGTATAATCGCTCTGGCTGACAAGCTTCAGCAAATTCTTTTGCTTTCTAATCTGGAACTTTATCGGGCTTTCTTCGTCAAGCTTCCTTAGATGCAGCACATATGGGTATACATGCGTGTCGTACTCCCAGACGTATTTTTCTGTAAAGCGGTTCGGCACGCTCATAACAGCGCGAATGACATTTTCGTTTTCCCAGCCGTATTCATATTGGTGCCGAAATTCGCAGGCACCAAGCACCCAGTGAATTTTTTTCTGCGGATCATGCACCCATACGCGGTTGACCGGATCAAAATTCTTGTCTTGTTTGTCAAGCGCGTACTGTAGTACTTCTTCCGAGAAAATGCCGATATTGCCGATCACATGGTATCCAATCATCGCGTGGTCGATAAGCGATGCAAGCACATGCTCGCAGCGGTACACGATATCGCCGTATTCGTCAAATGTCGGAGCCTGCCCCATAATTCGGTACAGCTCGCCATCTTCATATCGGATATGCCAGAATGCATTACAATACTCGTTTTTCGGATCGTCATAGTCCATCGTAAAGCTTAAATGGCTCACGCCGTTTAAGATCGGCTCTTCAATGATGTTGTAAGCTGTGTCGAGTACGGCTTTCAGCCATAAATCGCCGTTAAGAAGGCGCTCTCTGTGGTATACTTCTAGCTTCGGCTTAAATGCCATAGTCGTGTGCGCCTCCTTTTATATCCATTGGTCATGGTATATTACTTCGCCCTCAAGCGGTGCGCTGTTCAGCGAGCTTATGATTATTTGCGCCGTGTAGCGGTTAAGGTACAGCCAATCGCCCCGGTGCATGTGTATGATATTTTCTCCGTTTAAGGTTACTGTAAAAATTCCGGTATTGCTGTCAATCCTCAGTTCTCCGCCTGGCGGAATTTCCACATCAATAAAGCTGTTGGAATATCGCGTCATCGCGATAAGCACATAGCCAAGTATCGCGTTTCGGCTGTCGCGCTCAAACGGGATATACTTGCCAATCTGTATATCGCGCTCGATATTTGCGTGCAAATGCCGCTCAAAGCTGGCAAGCTTGCCCACATGCTGCGATCCTAGGATGTTTGCCGACAGCTCTCGCGTGATGTTCATATCCTTTGCTGCTGCAACTGAGCTGTTTATTGCTAAATTCCAACTTCGCGAAAAGTTCATAGCTTTGTTGAAAACTATCGGCGCTGTGAACAGCTCGATATTAAAGCTTCTTGCAAAATCAAGGTCTACCGGCTGCGTTGCTGTGATATCCGCTTTGATCATCGCATACAAAAACCGCTGCATGCTTACTAAGCTTTTTAGCTCGGCCTGCATGCGCATCTTGCCGTTAAAGCTGCGATAGAAGTTTATCGCCTTTTGAATGCCAGCGCTTCCGCGAATGTTCGCCGACAGGCTTCGGCTAAAATTCTGGTCTTGCGGCTGGATAGCTTCGATAAAGCTGCCGATATTTGCTGACAAGCTGCGCTCAAAGTCGATATCAAACGGCTGGATAACTGCGATGCTGTTGCCGATGGCAATCGAAAGCTCGCGCTTAAAGTCGATATCCCGAGGCTGTGGCGGTTCAACGAGGCCGCTGATCTTGATATCCAAAAGTCGCGCGAAATTCAGGTCAACTGCCTGGGTTCCTGTAACTTCTGCCCCAATGTCTAAATTAAAGCTTCGGCTGAAATTCAAGTCAACGGCTTGCGTTCCTGTAATTTCGGCGTTTATCTCTAAATTAAAGCTGCGTTCGAAATCAAAGTCGAATTCCCGGCTCGGATCGTAGCGGATGTTAAAGCGCATGAAGTTAAAGCGCTTTAGATGGTAATTCCCGGCTCTCGGGTCTTCTGTGTCCTCGCCTAAATTGTAGGCGTAAAAGTTAAAGCCGTGCATATCTCACCTCACAGCTTCTAATTCATCGCTATCTTATAATCACCTGGCAGTACTTGAGGAACATAGTTCTTTTGTATAGTCTCCGGTATCGGATTCTGGTACTTGGCTATCAGATTCCCTCCAGTCGCAGCGTCCATAATGCCGTCGTATGCCCATAAGCCCCAAGGGCTGACCGGGCTCGGGAACCTCACTAAAGCTGTGTTCTCTATCTGGCTGTATCCGCCGGTCTGGACGGCAGGCGCTCCGAACGTTACGCTCGGCCGCCCGTATCCGTCTCCGCTCAGCTCTATGCCAGTGCCTTCAGGATCGCCGTTAAAGAGCGCCAAATACGGGGTAAAGCCGGATAGCGTCTGGTTTCTTAGCACATTTAGCACGCTTTGCTCGAAAGCTGCGCTAAAGTCGGAAACGATGTAATAGAGTATATCCCCAGCGTAAATTGACGGCTGCTGGTTTGCAGCAATCGTTAGCGGCACGCTTATATCGCCGTAAAGCAGCATATTGCCCGCTGTTGCGCTGTCGCTTATGCCGATATAGCCGATGGTGCCGATTGCTGTCGGAGCCGGCGCATACAAGAGGTCTTCCAAATTTCGCATTGAGTAGTTGCCCGCTTCGATGTTAGGAGCCGTAAAGCTCATTGCCAGTCGCGTGTATCCGCTATAGCTAACTTCCGTTCCTGCTAGCCCTGTATCTGTTGGGCTGCTTATATATAGCCCACAATAAAGCTGCGCCACGCCTGTAGCTGCCGTATTGCGGAAAACATTCAAAATATTCTGTTCGAACAAATTAGTCGCAAACATTCATTTTTTGCCTTGCGCCGCTTCGCGTCAGTGGCGCACCCTTTCTATCGCACTGATATTTATGCCTTGCACAGGAGTATCGCCGGGATTCCGTATGATAATCAGCGTCGCTGATGGCGCTGTTCCCCGGTATACGATATCGTTCGCGCCGTCAATTAGCGGCACCTTTACATCGGGCCCGTGCGCAAAGCTGTGGCACTTGAAATTCAGCACGAAATTCGCGCCTTTATATCTCGGCAGTACGTTAAGCTCAGCGCTGTCGTACAAATTCGCTATATAGTACTTATCCGGCTCATCCCAAAAGTACAAGCGGTTATTTTGGCGCTGCAAAATATATATGATTTCGCGGAGTTCCTCGCGTGTCACATCTCGCGTCAAATGAAACTCACACATCTCCATGCGGTCATCATAGTATTCCTCTTCGCCGAAGTGCACCGTTCCGTGCACAAACGGAATTTGGCGGGAGCGCTCGCGTTTTGTCGGCAGCAGCGATTGCCGCCGAACTAGCTGGATGCCCCATAGAAGGAACGTGTTGCTAGTCTCGCTCGTTACCGATGTGTTGATATTCATGCTATTATTCGGCATAGTTGCCGCTGTGGTACTTATATCAGTAATTTCCATAGCTTCGCGATTCCTCCTTAATAAGCTGCCCTAATCGCCTGGCAAGCATTTGCAAGTCCATGTCGTTATTTATCGGAGCATTGTTGATAAGCGTCACCGCTACGCCCCGATCGATGGTGTTGTTTGTCACGCCTCCAAAGCTGCCCATGTCAGCCATGGATGCCGCTGACAGCCGGGACGCGCTCGAAATATCGCCAAGCATGGCGCTATAGCTGCTTGCCACTCTCGGCACTTCGTTATCCATGCCCACAATAAGCCCTTGGCCCATAGACTTGCCGATGCGCATGAACACCTTGCTCGGAGAGCCTTCCTGCACGGCTGCGGATGCTGCGTTGGCGGCTGCTGTCGCAATAGCTGAAGCACGCGCTATAATTTCGCCTTCCATCGCGTTTAGCCCGGTTATTATGCCTTGCCCCATGGCTCGCCCAATGCGTTCGAACTCGTTTTCTGCGATATTGTTCGCTGCGTCTCCAGCGTCGCGTACCGCTTTTTCGGCAGCGTCTTTTAGCCCTGGCGCTTTTTCGTCAATGCCGTCGGTAATCTTTTCGATTCCTATCTTGCCCATGTCGGTTGTGTTCGAGTCTTCCCAGATAGCGCGTGCGCCGTCTACCGCTTCAGTTGTCTTGTCTTTCATAGAGCTTGTGACTTTGTCCATGCTCGAGTCAACTGCCGTCGATAGCTTGTTAGCGCTCGTTTCGACTCCAGTGCCCATATTTGACCACGAATCAGTAACCTGGCTGGCTGCTGTGCTGGTGCTGCTTGCCAGCTTGTCTTGGCTTGTGCCGAACTTGTCGCTTGCTTGCCCGGCGCTGTCGGTTGCTTTCGAACTGCCATCAAGCGCTTTAGACGCATCATCATACGCTCCGCTTAAATCGCCTTGCGTTTTGAGCAATGCGCGTTCCATCGTGTCAAGCTCGTTCATGGCGCTGGCGTACTCGTAGTTGAGCTCGCCGCCTTCGAAAACGCCGTCGTTTAGCATCTGCTGAAGCTGTGCACGCCGCTGCTGCACTTCCATAAGCGCCGCTTCGACACGCGCTTGCTCTTCGATGATCTGGTTCATGCGCTCGCGTGGTTCCATAGCTTGAGCTTCCTGCTCAAGCAGCTCTATACGCTCACGTATTGCGTCAGATGACCATGTGATCATGTCCCCCTCGGCTCCGAAATCCACGATTGATTCTTTAAGAATCTCATTTATTTCATAGCCGATGGCAATCGCTTCTTGTTGCTGCTCATTTGATATGTCTTGTATGCTAGTTAGCTCAATTAGCCGGGTTTCAAGATCTAGCAAATGCTGCGCCTCTTCGCTTCTCAGCTCTGACATTTCGCGCATTTGCAAAATATGGGTGTCAATAGCCTCGCCATACCATGTGATTTCTTGCGTTGCTTCGTTGTACCAAGCTACTTCTTCGCCAAGTGCAGTATTAAGTTCGTTTACAAGCTCACGCGCTTCTTGCTGCTGCTCATTTGTAAGCTGCTGAAATGTCGTAAGCCTCGCAAGGCTGTTCGCAACCTCATCTAGGTGCCCCGCTTGCTGGTATAGCGCGAATCCATTGCTTTGTATCGCGTCCGCCCCGGTGCGCATTGAAGCGCTTAAGCCGTCGTTTCCTTTGATGATTTCGTCTACCGTCTTGCGGATGCCTGTCATTATGTCGGTTACCGTGCTGACAGCTTTTTCGACTCTTGGCGTTTCGTTTTCGATACCGATGGCAAGCCCCTCGCCGTAGTAGCCGCCTTGCTCAATAGCGACTTTAGATGGTGATGAAATAGCCAGCTTGGCGTCAACTGCTGCCTGTGCTGCTGTTGCTAGCTTCTCGGCTGCTGCTTGCACTCGGCTAAGCGTGTTTTCCATGCCTTTCGCTAGTCCGTTGCCGAGTGCCTCGCCTGACGCTATAAAATCGGATTCCTTGTTTTTCGCTGCCGTTGCTGCCTCGCCGACCTTCGTTTCGACCATCGGTGGCAGTTCGCTTAGCTTGGTTTCGAAAGTGGTCACAAGCGTATCGAGGCCGGTTTCAACATTGGTGTTGATTTCGTCCATGCCGGTCTCGATAGTATCTTCAGCTTCTTCGACGGTAGCCGTTACGGCTGCGATAATGCCCTCGCCTGTGGTTTCGATATTATCGCTAATTTGCTCGCCGGTTTCTTGAATCTTCTCGCCCATTTGCTCGTAGGAATCGCCAGCGTTTTCTGTTTCCGTTTCAACGCCGTCAGCCATTTTCTCAGATGAGCTGATAATGGTTTGATTGGCAGTCTCTATCTGTTCCCCGCCTTTTTCGGCAGCGTCTCCAGCTTCTTTATAGCCTTCTGCCATTTTGTCGGTGCCGGCTTTTGTTTTGTCCCCAGCAGTTTCGGCTTCGTCACCAACATTTTTGACAGCATCGCTCAATTGGTTAATAGGCCTGTCAGATCCTTCAGCTTTCTTGCCTGCGTCATCAAACGTATCGCCAAGGTCTTTAACCGGTGGCGCTGCATCGTTTGCAGCATCGCCAGCATTTTCGGTTGTAGTTGAAGCTTCATCCTGTGCTGCTTTGTAGTCCTCGATTTTCTTGGTGATATCGTCATATCCGGTTTCGTTGTCTTTAAGCGCGTCTTTTAGCTGTTTAAGGAGTTTTTCAAGCGCTTCTGTGGATTCGCCTGACTCTTGCGCTGCCTGGATGTTTTTTTCTGTCGCTGCGATTAAATCATTAAGCCCCTCTATAGAGGCCTCAAGCGCTATCTTGTACGCTTCCATGTCAGCAATATTTTCGCTTAGCTCAAACTCGTTAACCGCTTGCTGCGCCTCAACCCAAGAATCTTTAAGGTTCTGCAAATTCTCTGCATTTTCTGACTGCGCAATGCCTAGCTCTCGTTCCTTTTGCTCAATTTGGAAAAGTCGCTCCAAATAGCCTACGTGCGTTTCGCCAATGCCGCCAAGGGCATCCGCTTGGTTATACATGCCGTCTATAAGGTCTTGCTGCAACTTTGCCCGTTCTGCATCGATTTCGTTTTGCTTCTCAGTAAGCGCCATTTCTTCGCGAATAAGCTCGATCATTCGCTCGCGCATAACTTGCGCCCGCGCTTCTTCTTCTATCGCGTCGATTCTTGCGCGTATAGCGTCAGTACTGCCAAGAATCGCATCAGCTTCCATGTCATAAGCTAGCACAGTTTCGCCCATGCGCCCGTTGAATTCGTCAATAAGCGCTATAAGCTCCATCCGATCGCCAATAGATTTGTTTTCTTTAGCTGCCAGATCCTCTATTTTGGCTAAAAGCTTGGTTGTTTCGCCAATGTTGTCTGTAATAGCCTTCTTGCGGTCTTCAAAGGATTTCGCTGAATCTTGCGTTGACTTAATAAGTTCGTCTGTACTGGCTACTAAATCCATCGTGCGCTTGTGCGCTTCTTGCTGTGCGTCATTAAAAGCCAGTATTTTTTCAGCCATTGCTGTTGCTGCTGCTGCAAACGCTACAGCTAAGGCAATTGCTTGTATCCACGGATATTGCATAGCCGTTAGTACGCCGTTCATTAGCTGTATCGCTTTCAAAGCTAGCCCGGCTCCTGTTGTTAGCGTTGCAAGCGTTAGCACAAATGCGGTCACTCCGGCTATCGCGCCGTCAAAAAGTGCGCTTAGCAGTTCGACTTTGCTAACAAAGCTTACAATCCAATCAATTATGACCGCAATTCCTGCCGCAAAGCTTGCCATTACTTCCACGAACGTTGCAAACCCGCTTACAAGCCCTGGCATGACAGCGCTCGCTATTTTAGCCCCGGCTTCGATGAATATCTCAAAAGCTTCGCCAATGCGAACTAAGCTTTCCTGCAAAGCGCCTTCGCGCATGCTGTCGGCGATCTCATTCATCGCATCCCTGAAAGTGTTCAAGCCGTCTTTTAACGGTCCCTTGATAGCGTTAAAGACGCTTATCGCCATGTCATCAAACGTCCCGCTAAGCTTCGAGATAACGCCTTGGACGTTATCGGTCTGCCTTGCCGCTGTTTCGGCAGCAATTCCCATAGATCCCCATGCGTCGTTAGTCGAGTAGATGGAATCCACCATGTCATTGAAATCATCATCTGTAGCGCTTACTATGGCGCTTAAGCCGGTTAATGCTGTCGAGTGGAACATTGCAGCTAACGCTGCTTGCCGACTAGCAGGGTCAAGGTGCCCGAGGTTCGTGCGCAAATCGTCAAACACTTCCACCAATGGCTTAACTTTGCCCTCGTTGTCCGTCAGGCTTATGCCGTATTTCTCTTGCGCTTCGCGCTGTTTGTCCGTCGGTGTATTGAGGTTTTGCAGCACCCTTTGAAGGCTAGTGCCTGCTTGAGAGCCTTTAATACCAGCGTTCGCCATCAAGCCAAGGGCTACAGACGTATCTTCTATCGACAGCCCTAGCTGCCCGGCTATAGGCGCGGCGTACTTAAAGCTTTCGCCAAGCTGGTTTAGCTCGACGTTTGCCATCGACATTGTCATTGTGAGCACGTCAGCAAAATGGTCAGCCTCATTTGCTTTCATGCCAAAGGCTGACATTGTATCGGCTGTGATTTCTGCTGTGCGCCCGATTTCGCTAACGCTTGCCGCTGCTAGGTTCGATATCCCGCTAAGGGATTCCAGCATTTTTTCCGGGTCATCCCCGGCTATCGCGAAATACTTAAACGCTTCAGCAGCGTCTCGCGCCGAATACACTGTTTCGCGCCCCATTTCGCGGGCTGCTGATTCTAGCTGCGCCATTTCGCTTGCCGTGCCGCCGGTGATGGCTCCAACATCGCTCATAGCTTTCTCAAAGTCCGAGCCGACGTTAAATACCTCTTTGCCTATGTTGCCAAGAGCCTGCATTACGCCGGATAAAGCGCTTTCGACAGCGCTCCCGAGCCCGCTAAGCGCGTCTCTAAGACCAGACTCGTCTAGTTTAGTGTCTATTGTTACGGTTGCGTCTGCCACTGGCTAAGCCTCCTTATTCCAGCATTGCGTAAATTTCTTCCAGCTCTTCCAGCTCTTTTTTCGTGTACTCTATCGGCAATTGCACGCTTCGCTTTGCTTCTTGCAGCTTTTTCTTGCGTGCGTCTGCCTTTTCGTCAAAGTCCATAAACCGCAAATGCACCTTTCGCTTAAATGGCGAATCATCGCTAAGATGGTTAAGCATAAGCATGAATTTTCGCCAGTGCAGAAAACCGCATTCAATCAAGTCTATTTGGTAGTCTCGCAAGAAGCTCGCATAAATTTCTTCAGCGTCAAACTCAAAGTCGAATGTTTTTTCTTGCGGCAAACTGCCGCCTGCGGCCTCGCTGTCATCGCCGCTTATAAACTGCTTGATTATCTCGAAAGCCTCATCAGATGGCGGCTGCTGCCCAATGTAGAAAAAAGACAGCATAAAAGCTATCTTCTTGCGGTCATCTTCATGAGAGCTTTGAAGCCGCAAAATGCCAAGAATATTGCGGAAATCGGCGTTAATCGCATATCCGTCAATTTCGGTGGGAAAGCTGTCCTCTTTCCGCCTTGAGAGCGAGAATTTATGCATCGCCTTGTGGCGCTATCTGCTCCTGCTGTTTTTTTTGAAGGTCGAAATTCAAGCCGTAATCGCTGGCGAATGCTGTGTTCATGTCCTCAAGCACCGCGCCAACGACTTGGTTCATAATTTCCACAATCCACGGAAAATTAGGCGGCTTTCCTTTAGCCAGCTTGACCGTTGCCCCGTCTCCAAGAATTTCGTCAATTATGCCAATGCCTTCGTAAATGGCTACTTTGATTTCTTCCGCATTCGGCATTTTCTTGGCAAATGCAGCAGCTTTTTCCTCGATTTCGGCAGCGCGTATCATTACTTCAATGTCGGATTTTAGTACATCAAATTTAAAGCCGAGGATGTCCAGCTCTAAGCTGTCAAGCTCTGGGACGTTAAGCTTTACTGTTCTTTTAGCCATGCGCTTATGGCTCCGGCTCCGGCTCTGGTGCGCTTGCGCTCAGCGGCGTAAAGTCACGCGTTGCCATGTCCCATGTGCCGTCTTCGTACTGCCCAACGTTGTTTAAGTTGCCGTCCATGACAATCTTTTCGGTTCCGCCACCAGATATATCCGTTAGCTCTATTGCGACACGGAATTTTCGCGCCGGATATACCCCCGGGGATACAGTGCCTTTAAAGATTTCAATGCGTACGTAGTCCGTTTCAGCCTCGCCGCCTGTCAATTGGCGTGTGCCGATGTCGTAAATAAACGCTACAGCCAGTTCGCTGTAAATCAGGTCTGCCGTAAACGCAAACTGTGTCTCATATCCGGTAACTGTGGTAGTCGTGCTTGTATCCGAGATATAAGCAACGCTGTCGGTTTGCGCGTTCGGGCTTTCGTCTAGCCCTGTAAAGCCGCGCCCGCAGCGCACCCAAACCATACTGTTGTAATCAGGGTTTGGGGTCATATCGTTGGTATCTGGATCGAGTATTGTCAAACGGTTGTCTCTTACTCGCAGCATATCAGCTATGGTGTGGCGTATTGCCGCGCCTTGCTGCATCTGTGTTGCTTCACTCATAAAAATTTATCCTTTCATGTCCAGTGCTAGAAGAACAGCACTTCGCTAGTGTCGTTGTATGTCAGTTTCGCAGCGGACTGGAATCCCGCTATGCCTGATTCGTCGATGCCCATGATTATCGGCGTGTCGCTAAGCAGCTCCAGCTTGTAGTTGCTGCAATGCGCCCCGAGGTCAGGATAGTTCTTTGCCGCTTCTTGTGCCATTATCCATGTCTGCCATGAGCGCATAATCTCGTATGCTTCGGCATTTGCGTCATCGAACGACGCGCTTAGCTGTATTGCAAGCCGATACGCGAATTCGTACGCCATGAGCTTCGTGCCGTCGGTATAGCTGCCAATGCGCGTAATTCCTGCCATCGGAACAATAGCGCTGCTGCCAGATTTTCCGTCAAGAAGCGCCAGCAGCATTGGCGGCAATTTTAAGTCAGCTTCACTCGCCCATGCAAAAACCCTGGCTTCGATATTGATTGCGTCCATTAGCCGTCTCCTTTGATGTAAGCTTGTACAGCTTGCGCTAAAGCTGGCACTTTGCCCGCAGCCCTTGCCGTTCCGTTCCAGTCGCTGCCAGTGCCTGGAGTTTTAAAGTCGGCATTTGTGTAGAACCAGCGCCGGGCGTACGGTGTGCTATACGTAACAGTGCCTTTTTCAGCACTTGCGGATACTGTAGCATCGCGCAACGCGCCGGTGTCCTTCGGGACATACGGAGTCATATAGCCCATCCATGTTGTAGCCATAAACTGGTGCACATCAGCATTTTTCACCTTAGCTATAATTGCCGCTTGCGTCACATTCCACGTAAATTTGATATTGTTAGCCATGGTTTACACCCCTTCGACGCGCCAATGCTTGCCAAGAGATCGCTGCGTGTTGTCCTGTATCGCCGTTATGCTAAAAACCCCTGGCTTAAGCAGTTGCCGCACGTCTGATTCCCGATACGGCGCAACGGTCGTTATTTCGACGTCCGGCGTGCCGAGCGCTATCAAGTCCTTTTCCTGCAATGTGAAATATTCCTCACGCTCTCCCGGCTCAAGCGCCAGCCACTCGCTCGGCAGCTTGTACGCGCTTGTCCACGGGATGTTAGCAGCTTGTGAGCTTGCAATAGCTATCGTGCTGGCAGCGTTTGCCGCTACTGTGCGCTCTATCTTTTGTTCGTAGCGGCATTTGACAGGAATCACGTAACGGTAGAAAACGTCAACTTTCGCATCTGCCGCCCTGTAGCGGTTCCAGACCGTTAGCGTCTGTTCAGCGCCAAGCATGGTTTTTCACAACCCCTCGGTATAGCTGCCACGGCTCGAAGAACTCATACAAAATAGCGTCTATGCGCGAGTCTTGCGCCTCAAGCGCCTGCGGCGTGTTCGCGTCAACATACGTTTCGCTATAGCCTTCGTTGCGAAAGCTGGCTATTGCCGCTCCGCCATCGGCTGTAACGCTGCTGTTTGCCGCTTGATACAAGATATCCGCAATTTCTGCCAGCCCTCGCTTGTTGTTGGCTATTGTCTCCATCATATCGTACCAGTCGGCAGCGTCTTCGCCTGGCTCCACTGGGTCGAACTCCGGCGGCTCATCCGGGTCGAGAATTATCCATTGCGCTAAAAAAACTTGGTTTACACGCTCCATCGTCTCGCGCTCTGCTATTCTTCCGGCACGTGCCATAATTCGCGCAAAATCGTTGCCGCTTTGAATCGCGCTGTAGCCAAGGGCAAGGTACTCATCAAAGCTCATATACATAGCGGTTTATGTCGCTTTCTTAGGTTTTGGCGCGGCGGCTGCTTTCTTCGGCGCTTCAGCTTCGGATGCAAGCAATGTCCCCGCCGCTTCGGTTACATTTAAGCCCTTTTTCATTAGCGTTTTTGCTATGCGAACGTCATCCGTTTGCCCAACGCCACGCGTGAAAACCACTCCATATCGCACGCCGTTTAAGTCAAACGGCAGTCTTATCGTGTACATCTTATGGGCCCGATACCGCTTCTTTAATCTGGATGTTGCGGAAAACGCCAGCTTTCAGGCTGTTCTTAAGCACAACTCCGGCTACAAGCTCGACATCGCCTTCTTTGATAACTCCGGGCGCGGTCAAATCCGGCAGCGCAGTTTGTATAACGCTGGAGCCTGTTGGCGAAATGCCGTGGAAGCCGTCCTGTGCTAGTGCCACAGCATAAAGGTCAGTCGTTCCAGCATCTTCGTCAATCGGCACTGTCGGAACTGAGCTTGTACCGTCGAAATACCAGCGGAGGTCGATTATCGGGATGTCGTTCCACATGTCCACAGAACGCCCGAAGTAGTCCTCGCTTCTGGTGTAGTATCCGGCACGCCTGGCAATTCCCTTGATTTTCGTCGCAAGCGTCGAGTTGCACAAAAATGCTGATGGGGTTGTATCCATGCCGGATATAAATTCGTCCATCATGTCAAGGAACCGGTTATACTCGGTATCCCTTAGCGTTGATGTCGAAATGTCGAACGGCGCAGCGGTATTGTACTCTGTGCTGGAACCTGTAAGGAATACGTCTAAGCCGTCGAATTCGTCCGGATTAAGCGCCATATCCCCATTTATTACCGTCCAGTGGAAAAGGTTTGAAGCGCCCTTTACTTTTTCTTGAAGCTGAAAATTCAGTTCATCCACTGCGCCGGATGTGTTGATTATTACGCGGTCAAGCGTGAAGTTCCCGCCGAAAATCTTGGCGTATGCCGTATGCTGCTCTCTGATTGCCTGGTTCGGCAGGTACTCAGTGTTAAGCGGACGGAACGCGGCGGTGCTTGGCGTTTTCAGCTTGATATAGCCATATGCCAGCGTTGATCCACCAGTGCCTGGTGATATCGCGTTGTCGAACGATAGGTTTTCAAGCAGCCAAGAGCTGCGGCGGAATTCGTCAACAATGAACTGGTCGACTTTGTCAGCCATACCGACCTTGGCTTCTGCTAGTGTTATCATGTGTTAGCTCCTAATATTTGAGTTTATGTTGCGTATTTTTCGGCTAGCGCATCGCGCAAGCTCTCTATTTTTGCCGTATCAGGCGGAGCGTTGGTCTTGCCTGCAACATCTGGCGCTTTTGTGGTGTTAGTGCCCTCTGGCGCGTAAATATCCGCCCTTGGATTGCCGTCTTCGCCTCGTGTCACATCTTCGAAGATATCGCGGATGCTCATCCCCTCATACTTCGTGTCTCCTAGCCCTTCGACAATGTTCGCATGAATCGCCTTTCGCGTCTCGGCATTGATGAGCTTGCGGTCAAGTCCGGACAGGAATTCTGTAGCGCGGTTTTCGCGCCGCAGCACCGTCTCCGTCTGTGCGTGCTCGCTTTTTAGCGCGTCTAGCGCCGTTTGGCTGTCAATCTCAAGCTGCTTGATTTTGGCTTCCAGCGCTTTCGGCACATTTTCGCTGTCTTTTATTGTCGTTTGGTATCCTGCTATTTGGTTCTCAAGCTCGGCAATCTGTGCGGCTAGCTGTGCGGACGCTGCTTCTGCTGCTTCGTCTGTGGCTGCTTTGGCTTTGTCCTTTTCTGCTTGGATGTCCAGCCCGTTTGCCTTCATAATTGCCTCTATTTGTTCGCTGTCAAGCCCGAGAGCTTCTAAATCTTGCCTTTTCATGCTATAGTTCCCTTTCTGTTGCGCTTTTTACGCTGATTTTTTACATGGCTAGCGTCCATGCAAGCGCTTGACCGTTTAACGACTAATCGGCTGTCGGTTTTTAATAAGTCCTGTTCCAGTACAGCGGCACGCCGGTGGCGTTGCTAAACGTTTTGTATTCCACTTGCAAGCGCTGAAGCTTCGCTTCTGCGCGTTTCGCCTCTTCTTCGTCAGTTGCTGCATCAAAAGCGTTAATCCTGTCGTGCTGCTGTCGAATTGACGTTTCTATGCGCCGCTGCTTTTGCGTCGCTTCATACGGCGTATACCCTACGCCTTCGTAGTAGCTCACTGCTTGCTCCCCGGCTTCGAGGCGTGCCAGCTCCGCAGCGGTATGCGTCGGCACGCTTATGCCTATAAGGACCGGAAATTTGTCGTGCTTGCAGTTCGGCTCGTGCATCATGTCGTCGATTGCCGGATAAAACTCGTCCATGCTGAACTGCTGCCCGCCAAAGTCGTGGCTCGGGCGGTGGAATGGATGCCATACCACTTCGAAACCGTCAGCGCCTATCTGTTCGGCTAGAATGTCCATGTGGCGGGTTTGAAGCTCTTGCATGGCTCCCAGCATGTTCATGCGCACTGTGGTATCCATGCGCCGGATAGTGCCGGACTCCCACGCTACAAACGTTAGCCCCCGGTCTGCCATAGTTCGAACCACTGAGCGCATAGCACTCTGTATGTCGGTTTCTCCGGACCGCACAAGCGCTGCCGCCTGGTCGATTTCGCGCCTGTAGAAATTCGCTATTGGCACCCAGTCCCCTTTGGTGTTCACGAAGCCCATGGAGCCGCTAAGGTTGCGGATGTCGGTATACGTTTTGCTGGCAATCTCGGCAATAAGCGCCTGAAGCTCGTAGTTTTCCTCAAACTTTGGCAGGTCCCGCCCGATGAGATTGAACTGGTATTGCCGCTGCACGTAGCTATCACGTGCCGTTTCTTCCATAAGCTCGTGGATTGATTCCTCAAGGCTGTCAAATGTGCGCTGTATTTCTGCATCGATTGCACGCATCATTTCAGCCTCTTCCAGCACAATGCTAATAGCCGCTTCCAGTTCATCCGGTGTAAGTGAGGCAAGCTCGCCGAACTGGTCGCAAATGGCTTCTACGATCCAGTGCTCAAGGTTCGTCACGGTTCGCCGGATGCTCTCCGGGAGCGCCTCTAGCTCTTCACGGCTAAGCATTCTTTTAAGCTGTCCATCGCGCTGATCGCTTCAGCCTTAAGCTTTTCATAGTCTTCGACAAGAGCATTATAGCGATATTTGTTGAAGCTAGTTGGCGCATCCTTGGCAAGCTTAGCATAAGCGTATAGCCGCTCCTTGCACCGGTCGACGCGCTTTTGCAGCTTTCGGATAGCGGAATCCGTCGCATATGAGTAGTGCTTGCCGCCGCAAGCGTTGCACACAAACCATACGGTTTCGATATCGTCTGTATGCGATTCGCGCTCTATGTGGTAACCTGTACCGCCTTCGGCTAGGTTATCGCAATATTCGCACTGTATTAGAGCCATTATCTAACGCCTCCTTGCTGGATTATCAGTTCGTTTGCTTCACGCGCTAAATCCTCGCTCCCCGGCATCATCTTTAGCGCCTCCTCTTCGGTCACACGATAGCGCTTCATGAGATAGATTTCCGGGCGTATGAGCCCACGCGCTACATCTTCCTGCATGGACTTTACTTCAGCGTCGTAGTCCCGCCACTGGCTGTCATCCCATGACGGCGTGACCTCGATTTCTGGAGGAATTGCCGGATAATGCGTCCACACGCTGATTGCATATGCAAGCTGCTCGAAAGCGTCTTGCAGATTTTGCTGGTTGCTGGTAACTGTGACGGCAGTCTTGTGCTTTTGCGCCGTTACCTCCGCAGCAGTGCGCTGCACTCGCTCAGGCTTTGACCACGTGCCGTGCGCCAGCCCGACAGCGTCTTCAAATTGGCGGAAATATTCGTCAAGCACGTCAAGATGCTGCTGGCTGTATATCTCCGGGGAAAAGATCGAAAAGAAGCTAGATTCGCCTACGGCAGTTCGCAGCCCTTTGTAAAGGTCATACTTTAAGTGTGGAAGCGTGCCCGCTTCTAGCTCCGGCTGAATAGCGCGTTCGTCTACGTGGATTCGCGCCTCTTTGACAGCGAATTCGCGCACAAGCCCGGCTATATGCTCATCTATGCGCTGCATGACTTCCATTGCCCGGGCAAAAATCGATACAGCTTCGCTTGATGCGCTGTCGATGTGGTTTGCAACTGCCGGCTTAATGTAGGCGTGCAGCGGCGCTATGATGTTTTGCATCTCGAATTCCCGCGCTTTTTCTGCCCATTCCGGAATCACGCTAAAATCAAGCGTTTCCGCGCCGCCAAGAATAGCGCCGATGTTTGCAACGTCGATTTTTGCGTTTTTGTCGGAGCGGTACACGCGGTTAGTGATTATATACCGAGTTTCGGCACGCTCGAACAGATGGCGCTCAAGCCGAATAAACGCCTCCTCGCCGTTTGGCGCAATCTGGTAGTCGAGGAACGTTATATCCAGTATTGTGCCGTCGGTATCCATATCGGAGATGATGTATGTTGTCGGATACGCAAAGTCGATATGCACGATGCCGTTTACGGTATACGGTTTCATGACGCAGCCGCCAAGGGCTAGCGTTTTCTCGTAGCGGTCTAGGAATCCGCGCACAACCTGCCGCTGGAATATCTCGTTTTCTAGCTCTTCGCTGAATTCGCCATCATACTCCAGCATGACCAACCGCGCAATTTCGCTCGCAGCAATCGTGCCCATGTTCGTCGGCCGGACAATATTTGACTCCCACGGCGGATGGCCTTCGTAGGTGCTTTTCCATTTCTGTTGATGCGGTGCTAAGCTGCTCTTTAATTCGCTAAAAACTGGCATTGTTTCGCCTCTAAAAAATGTTCGAATTCTGTTTATCGTGCGTGTGAATGCGCTCATGCGGCACTCCTATAGGTAATATTCCCAGCTATACTCAAAGGCGTCAAGGCTGTCGATGTCGGAGCCGCCGGCTGTATCGAGCCTGGTATCTACTAGCTTCTTGTCATCGTATACCGCTTCACGCAGCGCTTTAGCAAGGCTTGCGCAATCCCGCGTTAAGTATATGCGCCGCTGCACCATTAGCAAGTCGGTATGCCGAATGCGGTCGATTACCGGGCGCTTGATTGAATTATACACTGGCATGTACGTTTTCTTGCGCAGCGTGTTGATAAGCGTCTGCTCAGCGCTGTCGGCATATATGCCATAAACGCGCCCGTATGCCGCGGCAACGCCGCTGGCAAATGCTGCCGCCGCTGAGCACACCCAGTCGGCATCAGTGCCATCGGCGTTGTGCCACTCGGAGGCAAGCACAACCATATGCTCGAATCCGGGAGTCCATCCGGTAGCAACAAAAGCGTGACCCGATAGCCGGGCACCCCAGTCAACGCCGATATTTATGTTGGTTATCGGCATCATTTTGCCATCGATTGATACAGTGCCTTTGGCGCTGATATTTATATAAAATTCTTGCTCGTTGTCGATAAACAGCGGATATATCGCGCCCTCGGCACGCACCCAGCGCCCGAGAATGTAGCGGTCGTAGCGAAAGCCGGTATACCCTGCAATGAGGCCGGCTACATATTCCGGGTCTAGAAAATGGTTGTCGAATATCGAAAACGTGCGCCGGTAAAGCTGGATTTCCGGGTTTTCGAATACTTCCGCCATAAGCCAGTGATTCGGCGCGTCCGGATTCGTCGTTCCGATCATTTTCGCGCCCGGCGTGCGGATGCGCGAATAAGCCATCCAAAAGAATTCTTTGTCGAGTATTGTCGCCTCGTCAAGATACACGCCTCCGAGAGTATCGCCGCGAATTTTGTCTTCGGATCGCTTGTCGTATGCGCCTTCGAAGTGCACTTTATGCCCCATGAGGGTGCCTTCTTTGCGCGATATGCTGCCGTCGAAGCTTTTCGGACACATCTCGCGCAACAGCTCAAGGCAGTTGTGGTCAAGCGCCCGCACCGTCTTGCCAGCCATGAGAAAGCGCTCATTTAGCGGGCGTGCTGCTACCCAGAGAGCCCAGCCGATGAGCGAGCAAAACGTTTTGCCGGAAGACATTGCGCCGTCTAGGATAGTTACGCGCTTTATCGAGTCTGTTATGCAGTCATCGATAAAATCCGCTTGCGAATCGCTAAGCTTCGGTGCTGCTATTGCTGTCGGCATCCTCAACCTCTATGGCTTCCGCTTCTGCTGCCCGCTCTGCCCGGCGCTTGTCGATATATGTAATATAATCATCAAGCTGTTCTGGAAGCGGGGATTCGCGAGTGATGTATTTTTCATCGCGCCATTCGTTAGGCGCTCGGTTCTTAAGCCAGAATATCTGTGCTGCGAGGTCCGGCACTGGCTGCTCGGTGACTTCTTCCACAAACTCCCGGCGTTCGCCGGATTCGTCTACCCAGATGCGTTTTCGCACTGTCGTTTTAGGCTTGCCGGTTCCTAGCGCTTTCTGAAACATCTCTCCAGCCACGAGTGAAACGGCTTCATTAAGCCCTATTTTTAAGGCGTTAGATATATCCGCGTATTTGTTTTGCCAGTCGTACAGGGTAGTTGGAGCCACGCCGACATTCTTCGCTATATCTTCTATTGTCATTCCTTGGCTGCGCCAGTATGCTAGCTGTGCCAACTTTTCAGGCTCAAGCCAAGTCTCGTAGTAATTGCGGCGCTTGCTTTTGCCTGCCATATGCTACTCTCCTATCAAGACGGCTTCGCCGCCGGTTTCCTCTTCCCATCGCTTTATTATTACATCGCAGTAATGCGGCTCAATCTCCATCATGCGGCATACGCGCTTTTGCCGTTCGGCTGCTATGAGCGTTGTGCCGGAGCCGCCAAACATGTCTAGCACAATATCGCCGCGATCGCTTGAATTCAGCAATGCGTTTTCGACAAGCTCTACCGACTTCATAGTCGGATGCAGCTTACTTGCTGTCGGCTTTGGATAAAACCATGTTGAGGTTTTATGTAAACCAAGCATCGGTTTCTTATGTGTTTTAGTCCAAGTAAAGAGAATCGGTTCATGCTGATAATCATAATCTAGCCTGCCCATTGAAAACGTTGGTCCATTCTTTACCCAAATAAGCATATGCTTTACTGGTAAGCCCGCATTCGACATCATCATCATCATCATCATGCCCAGCTCCCCATTTTGGGGAGCTGTGACATAAACTGCGCAGCTATCATGCATAAATTGTTTAGCATTCTTGAATATCGACAGCAATAAAGCATTTAAATCGCCTACGCTAAGGTTGTCATTTGCTATTTCCGTTTCAAGCCTGCCATCACTATTTGTCCCTTTATTTAGTTCTGTATACTTGTTCGACAGCCCAACGCCATATGGGGGGTCCGTAAACACAATATCCGCTTTATCATCAGCCATCAACTGGCGCATGTCATCGATTGATGCGGAATCACCGCACATAAGGATATGCCGCCCAAGCTGCCACAATTGCCCGCGTTTAGCTACCGGCTCTAACGGCATTACAGCATCTGGCGTTAAACCGCTTTCGTCCGGTACAGCAAGCTCGCTATATTCTTTGAACGTGCCTTTATCCCCTGCGTCAAAGCCAAACGCCGCCATGTCAAGATCTGCCAGCTTCTCGAGTTCCCTATCTAGCGCGGAGAAGTCGAA